GTTGGTAGTTCTAAAATAACAATAACCAGCAGTAAAATAACCATAGAATCTTCACAAGTTGAAATTAAGGGTAGTGGTTCAGTAAAGATTAATGGTAGCCCAGTTCAAGTTAACGATGGAACGAATGTATCAACTCCGTTCCAGGTACCATAAAAGAGAGAAAAATGGCCATTACCAGAGCGCAAGCCTTATCAGGAACAAGAAAACAGAGAGAATTTTTTTCTGACTTTGTCACCAGTTTTAAAAAGACTCCTGCGGGAGATCAATTAGGAAGAGTGATTAATGAAGATTCTGTGAATCAATCTCTTAGAAATTTAATCAAAACCAATATAGGAGAGAGGTTATTTCAACCTCTCGTTGGTTCGGATATTTACGCCTTATTATTCGAACACAATACCGACGAGAATTTAGATCTGGTTAGGACGTATATAGAGGCGGTGATAAATAATAATGAGCCTCGTGTAAATTTATTGAATGTTGAGCTAATTACGGATTTCGTGAATGAAAATAGAATAGAGGTAAATTTAACGTATAATTTAATAAATAATCCAGATCCGATAAATTTAACTATCTTATTAAAAAGAGTCCGATAAATGGCCAATAGTTCATTAGTATTAAGTTCTTTAGATTTCGATACGTTAAAATCGAATTTTAAAGAATTTCTTAAAACTCAATCAGTTCTAAAAGATTACAATTTTGATGGCGCGAATATGAACGTCTTATTAGACGTCATGTCTTATAATTCGTATTTGAATTCGTTTTATTTGAACATGGTTGCTTCTGAAATGTTTTTGGACTCGGCTCAAAAATACGATTCAGTCGTTTCTCACGCAAAAGAATTAAATTATCTTCCTAGAAGCGCACATTCTGCTGCTGCTAATGTTTCTTTCACAATTCAAACGACTGGTATAGGTAAGAAATTTACTATACCAAAAGGAACTAGATTTTTTGGCACTAACGCTAATGGTTCTTTTTCTTTTGTGACTCAAAAACCAACGATTTACACTTCAAGCAATGGAACTTTTACGGTAAACAATCTTCAAATAAAAGAAGGTGCATATTTTAGAGATTCTTTCGTTGTTGATTATGATATAGAAGATCAAAAGTTCGTTTTATCGAATCAAAATATCGACGTTGATAGTGTTACGGTTCAAGTCATTGAAGATAACGATTTTACAAATCCATTAGACTTTTTGTTTGCCGAAACTCTTTTCGGTTTAGATAAAAATTCAAAAATATATTTTCTACAGGGAGCCGATAATAACAAATACGAAATAACTTTTGGAGACGGATATTTCGGAAGAAAACCGAAAAATGGCGCTACGATAAGAGTGGATTACGTTATCACTAATGGGTATGACGGCAACGGAGTTGAAGAGTTTAACATAACTGACGATTTAGGAACAGTGAATGGAGGAACGGCCACAATAGCGGAAGTTGTGACTTTATCAGTTTCTAATTCGGGTTCGGATCAAGAAACTTTATCATCTGTGAAGTTTTCCGCCCCGAGATACTTCGCGACTCAACAAAGAGCTGTCACTTCTGACGATTACACTTCTTTAGTTTTGAATAATTTTGGAGGAGAAGTCGCCGATGTTGTTGTTTACGGCGGCCAAGACGTTGAACCTAAGAAATACGGAAGAGTTCTTATTTGTATTAAACCGATAGACGGAACTATCGCTCCCGATTATATTAAAAATAAAATTAGCAACTATATGCTAGAATATATTGCTTTACCAAATAGAATTGAATTGACGGACCCAGAGTATCTTTACGTTTCTGTCGAAACAACAATCCAATATGATCCTTACGTTACGGATAAAACTCCTGAAGAGTTAGAGACTATAGTTCTAAACGCTATAAGAGACTATAGTCTAGAAAACTTAGAAAAATTTGCCAATGATTTGAGATATAGTAGATTAATTTCTGATATCGATAATAGTGACGTGGGAATAACAAGTAACTCAACCGAACTTAGGATCATAAAGAGAATAGCTCCAAAAATTAATTTTCCTACGACTTTTAATATCGATTTAAATAATACGATATATTACGAAGGTCAAACTGTTGACACAGGTATTCCTCACACAGAATTATACTTGACAAGTTTTGACACTCACGTTGAACACGCAGCGATTATTTCTTCAAGATTTACATTTATATTTAATGGAACGAATTTTGTTAACAGCTATATCGCGGATGACGGCGCAGGAACATTAAAAGTTTATTGTTCTGTTAATAACGTTTTGACAGCTTTACAACCTATTGGCACTGTTAATTACGAAACAGGATATATTACAATAAATGATATTCTTGTCGCTGAATATTCTAACTATATTTCTTTATACGTAAGAAGTAGAGATCTAGATATCTACGCCGATAAAAATATGGTGATTATTATTGACCCAAGCGATGTAATTATCACTACAACGGAAACTATTAGATAATGGAATTTTCAGTAGAAAAATATATTTCCAATTTAGTAGAAAGTCAGTTCCCTTCTTTTTATTTAGAAGACGGTCCTAATTTTATTCTATTCATGAAAGCGTATTACGAATGGATGGAAGAATCTGGAAATCCTATTCGTGAAGCAAGATCTTTATTTGATTACCGAGATATCGATAACACACTCGAATCTTTCTTAGAACATTTTCAAAAAAAGTATTTGTATGGCATACCTTTTAAGGTCATATCAAACAAAAGATTTTTATTAAAGCATATTCTAGACGTTTATCGCTCAAAGGGAACTATTCAATGTTATAGACTTCTTTTTAGACTTATCTACGATGAAGACATTGACATTTATCTACCGGGCAGAGATATGCTCCGAGTTTCTGATGGAACTTGGATAGAACCAAAATACTTAGAAGTTACGAATACAGAAATTTCGCCGACTCTTAGAGGAAAAACAATTTATGGTGTTGTTTCAGGAACAACAGCCACCGTTGAAAATTATATTCAAGAATCTTACAATCAAGACACTATAGATATTATTTTTATTTCGAACATTTTTCCTGTCGGCGGAGATTTTGAAATTAATGAACCTATTTTAGTTGTCGGTCAAACTCCCAATAAAGAAAATATAGATAAAGCTCCCGTTATTTTAGGTTCTTTAAACAGTCTTGAAATAACAGCCGGTGGTCAAAATTTCGTTGTGGGCGACGTTGTAAAAATTGTTTACAAAGATCCTTTGACCGACGAAATATCATCGTATGGCGTTGATGGTCTAGTAAAAGTTACATCTTTAAGATCAGCTCTAGGGACTGTTAATTTCAATTTAATTTCTGGTGGCTTCGGTTTTATGGCGAATGCAGAAACATTTGCTTATAGAGGCGTTGATGATATAACCGGGAACGGAGCTTCTTTTGCAGTTGGTTCTATTTCTTCGCAACAAAATATTACATACAATACAGATCTAATTTGTAATTATTCTCAGATAAACATAGATTCAACTTCTTATACATTTCCGGGAAATACTTCCGCGAATTTGACTTCAACTATGGGATCATGTTTTCAATTCGCTAACGATTATTTCGGTTCAGTCGCAACTCTTTCGAATATTAAAATCGGTAATAATTACACTTCTTCTGGTAATGCTTTTATAAGATCGGTTCAAACTTCTTTACCGTTACAAGGAAATGTTGTTTATAATTCGCGACACGTTAAGGTGTTTTCCGTTTCTCAATCAGGAAACGTTTCTGGTTATAATAATAACGACGTTGTTGTAGTTAGAAATAACGACGGCGGAACTAATGCAGTCATCACATTCACAACAAATTCTTCTGGCGGTAATTTAGTTTTTACTATTTCAAATCCCGGGACAGCCTTTACAACACTGACTCCGAATTTATCAATAAACAGTTCGGGTTTTGGAACACCATCAGGAAACAGCAATGTATCAACTATCACAGTTAGATTTTTACCTTACATAACAGGCGATAATACAGTTTTTGATGTTGTTTTCGCTAATAACGATGCTATTTCTTTAAGGTCTAATTCTTCTTTATCTTCTACAGAAGAACGTGTCATAATTAAAAAAGTTGTCAATTCTACTTGCGTATTTCTTCATGGTAATCCGACTTTGAATTCGACTGCTAGTTCGACTTATAAAGCAGCTCCGGCTATTTTACCGTCGCAGTTTGCTATTTACGAATCTACGATGAGTAGAACGGATGGAACGATCAACGGACTTAATGCCAACGTATCAATGTTACCTAATCTTGGTAATAACACAGTCGGAACCGTTTCTGTGCTTAATTCCGGAAAAGGGTATGTTCAAGACGAACTCGTAAAAGGATATTTGTCTTCTGGCGTTTCCGAAATCGTTGTTGTTTCTGGAGGAACGGGATATAAAAATAATGAAATTTTGACATTCTTAGGAGGAGACCC